CGAGGGATTTTAAGTCCCTTGTGTCTACCAATTCCACCATCCGGGCTTGGTTTATTTTCAATGACTTATGAGCTTTTCTTGCTTGCTTAGTTGGACAGGAAGTGACAGCAAATTGCACAGAATGCCAGGGATGTCGCACAAAAACTGCACAGCGGCTTGGCACCGTTTCACCATTCTAATTGATTGAATCGAAACAGCGATGACCTACGAAGATTCACTGAACATGTCATATTCAAGCGATGAGACGGACATCATGGACGACCATGACAGCGAATACAACACATGCCCGCACTGCGACGGAACAGGAGGCGATCCGATGGACAACTACTGCACCAAGTGCGAGCACTGCGACGGAGAGGGCTATCAATGGTGGCTGGCATGAAATCGGTGAGATGCAACAATTGCGAGTACAGGACGTGGCAAGAAGTCCCTTGTGTCTACCCATTCCACCATCCGGGCGGCTTTTGTTTTCAATGACTTAGGCGATTTTCTTGCTTGCTTGTTTGGACAGGAGGTGACAGAAAGTCGCACGACATGTCAGCAATATCGCACAAGAACTGCACAGATGATTGGCGCCATTTCACCATTGTAACCGATAGAATGGAGGCCAGCGCCAGCAGCGCGGATATGAAGAAAGGGGCCACACATGGGACTTGACATTACGGCATACACAAAGCTGACGAAGCTTGACGGAGTGCTTGACGCTGACGGAGAGCCTATCATGCCGTACGCGCGGCTTTGGGTGAACAACAACTTCCCTGGACGCGATGGCGGCATTGATCCAGACGCCGTGTATGGTTACGACGACGCACACGAATTTAAGGCAGGAGGTTACATCGGATATGCAGCATGGCGAGACAAGTTAGCCAAGCTGGCCGGATACCCGCAGCACGAATTCCAGAACGGCGAGATCAGCCATGCGGCATCAGCTTGGGTCGGCAAGTGCGACGGCATGCCATTCGTTGAATTGGTGAACTTCAGCGATTGTGAAGGAGTGATTGGAACAGGGGTTTCGGCGAAGTTGGCGAGGGATTTTGCAGAGTTTGATGACCGCGCCAAGGCAACCGGCGACGAGCGGTTTTATGGCCTTTACTGCAAGTGGCGAAAGGCGTTTGAGATGGCCGCTGACGGCGGCGCAGTGTGTTTCCACTGATGCAAGGCCGGCTACACCATCGCCACCAGCGCGCAGAGAACAGCCAGCACGGTCGCCACAGCGACCCAAATCCGCACCGCCCTGGCAACCGCAGTCTCCCGCCTCATCCGGTCAAAATGCGCTCTACAGCGCGCGTCGCGGGCGCGTTGCTTGACTTCGATGGCGCCTATTCGGCGGTCGGTCTCTTCATCCATTCCGCACAGGCCCGGGCCGCTCGGCGTAGTTTCCCGCTGCGCCGTGTACCTCGTGTGTGAGCTACGCGCGGCCCGGGGTTCATTGACCGCCGGGCTTGTTGTTCCCGCCGAGGATATCGGAATCGTGCGCCCAATTGGCGCCGTTGTCGGTGTGCCGGCGGCGGAAGGTGACGCCGTGTTGCTGCTCGCAAACGGTCTCGATGCCGACCAGGCGGGCGTGCGTCATGCCGATGACGCGGTCGAGCTTGTGGGTCACGGCGATGCGGTGGTCGGCGAAGTCGCGCTCGATGCGGTCGACGTCGCTGCGGAACTGGTCCAGAGCCTTGCTGATGCCGTTCAAGTGCGCTGTCTGCTGGCGCCAGAAGAAGGCGGCACCGCCGAGCAAAGCGGCCGAGATTCCAGGCCAAAAGAGAGAAAGCAGTTCAACCCCTAGCGGGCTCATGATAGGTCTCCACGGCGAGCGCGTTGTCGATATCCATGATCAGCGCCTCGCCTTGCGCGTCGATCGGGCAATTGTTGATCCGCGCGTCGAGCGCGGCGCGGTTGATGTGCTCGCGCGCGCGGCGCAGAAGGCGGCGCATGAGCAGCAGGTGGCCCTTGTTCGCCAGCACCAGGATCTCGTAGTCGAGCCGTTCTGCTGGCGACATCCAGTCTTTCGCGTCGGCGGGGGTCGGCCCGTTCATGGCTTCAAATCCAGCTGATGACGCCCGAGTTCGTTCGGGCGGCAATCTCGCCGGTTTTCGGGTTCCAGGAAACGGCGCGGCCAGCCGTGCCCACCCCGGCCGGCATCGTGGCGTAGTAGTCGACGGCGCCGGACGGCGCCGACAGTTCAACGAGCAGGGCCGCTTCCCCGTCCGAGTCCTGATAGACGACCACTTGCAGCAAAACGTTGTTCGACAGCCTTTTGTAGTCAGTGCTGTGCGGGAAAAACAGCTTTGACGAGTCCAAAAGCTCTGAATATCCAGGCGGCCAGGGCGGGACGTAGGGCTCGATTTGCGTGGCGTTGTATGTGACATCGATCAGCTTGTGGAAATATAACCCGAGCGCCTCAAATGTTTCGGAGAGCAGCCACTTGAACAACTGCCCGTCGGCTTTGAAGGCGAATCCCAGGCAATGGTTGACGGTGTAGTTCGCGTTTTGCTGATACGTGTGCTGATACTGCCATTCGTAGACGGGCCCGCTGACGGCGTAGTCGGCTGCGATCTCGAAGGTTGCGACCGTGGCGATGCACGAATACTGCCCGGCAGCGGTGAGGTAGCCGCCGGGATTGAAAATGCCGCGCATGACGGCGATTTTCCTGCCATCCGGCGACGACTCAACTTGCCACAGCTTGTTTAGCCACAGGTTGAATAAGCGCTCACGCGTTGGCGGGTTTTCCGGAGAACTCCCCACTGTCTTTGTCTGCTGCAGATCAAACGAGCCGGTGTAAACGCGCACAATGTTGTAGGTCGGTGAAACGGCCGTCAAAGCCGAGTCCGTGGTCGTGATCGCGATCCGCTGCAGCACCGTGTAGCTGAACAGCGATTCTCCGGGTTTCTGGTCCCAGCGCACGAGATCCCAGGTCGTCGTGCTCGACGTGTCCGAGACCAGCACCAGCGAGAGAATCCGGCACTCGCCGGCGGTGTTCACGTGCATCCACGAGGTCGGCGTCGTCGGCAGCATGGCCGTGCCCACCGGGCCGTACTGGATGCCGCCGGCGAAAATCACGTCGTCACGGAACTCGTAGCCCGCGCTGGCATAGTCCGGAGGCAGCAGGCCGCTGGCCGGCACGCCAGGCGCCATCGGGTTCTTGAAGTAGCGCGTCGTCGAGTACTGCGGCGCGGAGTACGACGACGGCGCCGCGGGCTTCGGCAGCGTGGCGCCGGCGAGGCTTTGAATGCCGGTCGGCGTGCACACCCCGTGGTACGGCTGCCCGATCGACAGCAGCCGGCTGAGGTCCGTCATGTTCAGCTGGTTCGCCTCGTTCGCGGCAATGTTCATCTCGAGCAGCGCCACGTGCACAAAGCTGGTGGCCGGCAGGAAGCCCCACGGCGCCGACCGCAGTTCGACTTCGCCTTTCTGGCCGTCCTGCGTCACGAGGGCGAACTTCGTCAGCCGGCGGCGGGGCTGCGCCGTGCCGCTGTTGTTGAACACGCGGTCTGCCGTGCGCGTTTCATTCGCCGGGCGGTTCAGGCAAGTCGGCGTGATGCCGGCGAGGGCGACATCGGCCGGAGTCTTGAAGTTCCAGCGGAACTTGTAGCCGGTGCCGTACTGCTGCATCTCGATCGACTTCAGCCGCTGCGCGGCGCCGATCATGCCGAGCGGAAACACCATCACCGTCTGCAGCGGATGCCATTCGCGGTTGGCATAGCCGGTTTCGATCATCTGGTAGTCGGAACTGTCGGCGCCCGGCTCGGGCGCCGCGGCGACGGTCGGCGAGGAGAAACACAGGTGGATCGGGTTCGACGACAGCGACGGCTTGAAGCCCGAAAAGCTGATCCGCTTGTGTGCCTGCCGGTCCATGCGGATGACGCCATCCGACGAGACCAGCGTATCCAGCGCGGTGTGCCAGGCGCGCGGGTACCAGGTGAAACCGGATAGGTACGACCACCAGTTCGAGCCCAGGCAATCCGGTTCCGGAATTACGACATCCGGCTCGGGCTGCTCGAAGCTGCCGACCCGCTGCGGGATCGATTGCAGCAGCACATCGCCGGGCAGCACGCGGTCGCGGCGCGTCGTCGTGCCACGGCCGGCAGCCAGCAGCTTGCGCGAACGGATCAGGCTGCTGCTCACGGCGGCGTGACGGAAGCGATGGAGCCAACCCGCTGCGGGATCGACGGCAGGGCCGGAGCCGGCGCCAGGCGGCGCGCCTGCAGGCTCGTCTGTCCGGCAGCCAGCGTCAAGCGGTCCAGCGTGGCGACGAGTGATTGGCCCGACGGCAATTGTGCGCCTGCCGTCATTGAATCAAGGCCTCCTGCACCATCGGTTGCGGTTTGTGCTCAAACATCCGGCCCTGGCGGTAGGCGTTCTCGATGCGTTCACAAGCGATGTCAAAGTATTTGCGCTCGCGTTCGATGCCGGTGAATTGCTTGCCGAGTTGCGCGCATGCTACTCCGGTGGTGCCGCTGCCCATGTATGGATCACAAACCGTCCGCGCACCAGGCGCAAAGCTCATGCTCCATGCCATCAGGTCAACTGGCTTCTGTGTTGGGTGCGCGGCGCCTTTAAGTTGCTTCTCAAGGCTTGCAGACTTTACGGACTTTTCAAACCACCTGGCATTCATATCCATGCTGGTCCACGCCATTTCAAGATCAGCCATGCTTGGCGCGTTCCCTCGCTTCAGCCACACTAGCCATCCGCGAGTAGGAGGCAAACCGAAGTAGTTGCCGCCCCATACCACCAGCGATCCGGATAGCCATTGCATCAAGCCAAACATCCAGTCTGGCGGCGGTTCGTCATCCCAATGTTCAGCTTTCATGCCGTTTGCTCGCTGAGTGTTTGTCGGTTGCGCAGCAAACCCAATCCCATACGGCGGATCAGTCAAGATCAAATCGACCTTCTGCAATCCCGGCAGCACCTCTCGACAATCCCCGAGAATCAACCGGCAGTCGCCAATCGTCACCTCATCGAACGCGCTCAAAGCGTGATCTCCAACACGTCCTCGGTCAGCGTCGCTTCATAGGTCGCGCTCAGCGCGATCGTCGCCTTGTCGCGCTCGATGTCTTCGACGGCAGGGAAGGTGACCGTCAGCTTGTGGTCCTCGGCCGGGCCGTAGTTGAAGTCAGCGGTCGGCGAGAGCGTCAGCGGCGAGCTCGCCGGCGAGGATCCGGCGGGCGCGCTGGTCGGCGTCTCGGGATGCGTGACGCCGGAACCGGCGACGCTGCACAGGGCCAGCGAGAACTCAGTGACCGCTTCGCCGGTTTCCGGGGCCATCGTATGCACGACGCTGAACACCTTGCCGAGCGCGTGCACTCCGGTTGCGGACACATCGAGGGTTTGGTCGAGGTCGATCGCCGGATTTAGCGGAACGCGCGCGGTCACCAGGTTCTGCCGGTGCGAGCCCCAGATTCTGGTTTTCGCGACGGCGATCAGCGTCTCCATCGCGTTGTCTGCGGCAGCGCGGTCGGTGTCGGTCGTCAGCGTCACGTCGGCCGCCGTCGTGTAGCCGAGCACCGGGACGGCCGCATCCATCGGCGGAATCCCGCTGATTGCGTTGGCGTAGAGCAGCATCGACTGCTCGGCCGTCGGGACCGGCGGATAGACGCCTTCCAGCGCACCGGACAGCGCATCGCGCAGCGTGCCGACGACGCTGATGCTGTTCTGCGCGCGCACCGTGATGGCGTGCTGCTCCTCGATGACCTGCGCGTAGTCGAACGACACCTCGGCGGAAAAGCCCATGCACAGCAGGTAGTCGACGTCTGGATTCGGCGTCCAGCTGCCGATGGCGGAATTCGGCAGCGGCGTGTACGTGACGCTCTGGATCGTGCCGCCGGCAGCCTTGATCGCCGCATCGACGGAATCCCGGCGCAGGAACCAGTTGCCGTCAATGACGAACTGCGAGATGTCGAGCGCCGACACGTAGTCATACGCGATGCCATACTGCTCGGCCTTGACGCGCGGGAAACGGTAGTCGAAGCGGACGTCGACGCGGTTGATCAGCTGGCTACGGCTGGCGAGCGACAGCGAAAGCGAGCCGTCGAGGAGATGCGCGGCCCCGGTCAGGCTCATGTCTGGCGAACCCTTCGGCGCCCAATCGGTCAGCCGCGGCGTGCCGCTGACATCGAGCTCGACGGCGGCCGGCAGCGTCGACAGCCGGTCCTGCAGGCGCACCCAGCCACGCGCGGCCGGATCGAAGATCGCCGGCGAGTGATAGCCGCCGGGCGTCAGCGTGTCGACGTCGCCATCATCCAGCGCGTCGATGATCTGCTGCAGGTTGTCGGTGCAGCGCAGCTCGATCGTTTTCAGGTCGAGGTCGAGCGTCGGCGTGTCGATCAGGCCGGAGAACAGCAGGCGGACATCGGCAGCCGATCCGCTCGCCATGTCGGCAATCTGGATGGTGATCGTCTTGCCCACCCAGGCCGAGAGGCTGAAGGCGCTGCCGCTCGCCGGGCGGACGGTCAACTCGGCGATGCGCGCGGCGCCCTCTTCGGCTTCCACGCGGATCTCGCCGACGACGATGGCCGATCGGTCCACGCCGGAAATCGTCACGATCGGCGCCCAGACGCCGGCGCGCGCGCCGCTGCCGGAGGTGCCCGTGTAGGTCTCGTTCGCCATGCTGCCGCTAGACCTGCTCGCAGATCAGTTCCCAGCGGTACGCGGCCTGCGCGTGGTCGCCGGAAGAGCCCGGACGCGAGACCCAGGCGGTGATCTTCGGGAAGTAGAGGATCTGGTAGCCGATGGCGCCGGCGACCGCATCGGCGGTGCCCACGTCGCCGGCGAATGATACCGGCGTCTCGACGGCGCTGGCATCCGGCAGCAGGGCCAGCGCCCAGGGCGCATACCCGCTGTCGGCGCGGCGCGTGGTCGGCAAGGTCGCCTGCCGGCTGCCGTCACAGGTGGCCGCCACCGGCACGATGCAGGAGACGACCTGCTGCGTGCTCGTGTCAATCCCTTCGAGCCCGGGCGGAATCCAGCCGGAGCCTGAAATCGTCACCCGCAGCCGGCGCCACGTTTCCTGCTTGATGCCGGCGCCGCCGATCGTGCGCAGGATCGTTTCGCCACCGAGCCACTCGTAGCTCGTTTCACAGTCCAGCGCGCTGCGGATCGGGATTTCGACGCTGCCAATCAGGATCGTTTTCACCGGCGGCCGCCTTTCTGCAGGGCCGCGCGCGCGAAATCCCGCTGCAGGCGGTTGAAGTCGTAGGCGTTCATGCTGGTTTCGTAGCGACCCATCCCGGGAAAGTTGAAGACC